CCGACGAAATTGGCGCGAAGACGATGAATTGAAGCGTCGGCGCAACTACTTTGTCCATTACGTGCTGGTGGAAGGCCCTGGCGCGTATGGTTTGGGCTTTGTGCACCTCATTGGTGGCCTTTCCAAGTCGGCGACAAGTGCGTTGCGGCAGTTGATTGACGCCGGAACGCTTGCCAACCTGCCTGCGGGCTTCAAGGCCAAGGGTGCGCGCATCGCGGACGACTCAAGCCCGATCCAGCCGGGCGAATGGCGTGACATTGACGCGGGGGGCGCGGAGCTACAGGCGTCTTTGCTGCCGCTTCCGTACAAGGAGCCGAGTCAGGTGCTGTTTGCGCTGCTCGGGTTCCTCGTAGAAGCCGGCAAACGCCTCTCAAGCACGGCCAACATGCAGGTTGGCGACGGAAATCAGTACGCGCAGGTTGGCACGACGCTTGCGTTGCTCGAGCGCGGGTCGATGATGATGTCGGCGATCCACAAGCGCCTGCATTACGCCCAGTCGCTTGAGTTCCGGCTGCTCTTTGAGGGCTTTGGCCAGTATCTCGAGGATGAGTACCCGTACGATGTGCCTGGTGCGAGCCGCAAGGTTAAGCGCACGGACTTCGACAAGATCGTTTCGGTGCTGCCGGTTGCTGACCCGAACATTTTCAGCTCCGCGCAACGCATTCAGCTTGCGCAGATGCAGTTGCAGATGGCGCAGAGCGCTCCGCAGATGCACAACATGTACGAAGCGTACTACCGTGTGTATGCCGCGCTGAATATCCGCGACATCGACGGCATCTTGATAGCACAGAACAATCAGATGCCCCGTGATCCGGCGTCCGAGAACTCTTCTGTGCTGAACGGGATGAAACTCAAGGCTTTCCCGGGCCAGCAGCACGATGCGCATATCGTCGCGCACTTGATCATGGGGATGTCACCCATTCTTCAGTCTGTTCCGACGTCGGGGATGGAGCTTCAACAGCACGTTTTCGAGCATGTTCGTATTAAGGCCGAAGAGGATGTTGAGGCGGACCTTTTCAAGTCGTACGGCACCGATCCCGACCGACTGGTGTCGCCGATCCAGAAGGAAGGCATGGTCGCGATCAAGATCGCCACCTACTTGCAGGAACTTAAGAACTTGCAGGGGCAGCTTTCTGGCGAGGCGGCTGGTGGCGGGGAGGACCCGTTGGTAGCCCTCAAGAAGCAGGAGCTTGACCAGCGCGCCGCGGCCGACCAGGCCAAGATGCAGTTGGATCAGGCGAAGTTGCAGCTTGAGACGCAGAAGGCTCAACAGACGATGCAGATTGACCAGGCGAGGCTACAGCTTCAAGCACAACGAGGAGGGCGAAATGCCACTTAAAAAGGGATCAAGCCAGAAAACGATCAGCCGCAACATTGGCGAGCTCGTTGGCACCTACGGGGAAAAGGGACGCATTGGCACGAGCAAGCCGAAGAGCAGGTCCGATGCTGTAAAGCAGGCGGCAGCGATTTCGTATGCGAAGGCCGGTAAGTCGCGTGGCACGAAGGCCGGCGGCGTCATGGGTGCTGTGCGCACGGTCAAGAAGAAGGACGGTAATCGCCCAGTCAAGATTTACTAAGTCGATAAGCGCTTCGGCCGGTGCGCAAAACCGGCTGCCTTTTCATGGAAACCAACCATGCTTGAATTTGCAGAAGCAGTGCTTCGTGAGATCAGATCTCTTAAAGAAAGCTCGGAACAAATCGTCCTAAATGGAACGATCGCCGACATGGAGCGATATCGCTTCATGATGGGTCGCCTTGAAGGATTGAAGCTGGTTGAGGATTCCGTAAAGCGGCTACTGAAGTCCCGAACGGATGACGACGGCTTTTCAATCTAAAGGAGAACCAGCATGAGTGTGATAGTGAAAGAGTCCACGGCTTTAGAAAAGAAGTGGGCAGAAGAGGCCTCAGCGCGTGTTCCGTCACTGGAAGATGCGTACACGCCTGAAGGGCTGAAGCCCGAAAAGCTCCATGAGGTGGTACTCAACCGCATCCCCACCCCTACCGGGTGGCGCATTGCGATCCTGCCCTACCGGGGCGCGGAGAAGACCAAGGGTGGCATTGCCTTGGCCGAAGAGACCCAGCGCAAGCAGCAGGTTTCGACGGTGTGTGGCTATGTCCTCAAGGTTGGGCCTGTCGCTTATGGCGATGAGGTCAAGTTCCCGACCGGCCCGTGGTGCAAGGAGGGCGATTGGATCATCTTCGGCCGCTATGCCGGCGCGAGGATCCCAATCGATGGCGGTGAGATTCGTTTGATTAACGACGATGAGGTCTTGGGGATCGTTGCCGATCCCGAAGACGTCCTTCACATGTGGTAAGGAGATCCGAGATGAACGAACAATTAGAGTTTAACGTCGGCGAGGGCGAACAGCCCGCAACCGTTCAGGTACCTATCGAGGAGGAGACCCCAAGACTGCCTCTGGTGACAGACGAGGAGCCACGGCAGGCTCGCAAGGAAGAGGAGTTGGACCAGTACAGCGAGGGGGTGCAGAAGCGCATCAACAAGCTGACGGCCCGGCTTCGCGAGACCCAGCGCCGTGAGCAGACTGCCTTGGAGTACGCCAAGCAAGCGCAGGCGCGCGCGCAGGAGCTTGAGCAGCAGTATGTTCGCTCGGACGAGGAGCGGTTGATTGAAGCCAAGAGCCGGACCGAGACACAGGCGGTGGCTCTTAAGCAGATTATCCGCAAGGCCCGGGAAGAGGGCGATATTGACACGGAGACGGAGGCCCAGCAGCGGCTGACCACCCTGACCATGGAGCAGGGGCAGATAGACTCGGCCACGGCCCATCGTCAGGCCTACATACAGCAGCAGCAGCAGGTGGCCCAGCAGGCGGCTTACCAAGCCCAGCAGCCCGCCCCGCCGCAGCAGGTGGACCCGCGGGTGGAGGAGTGGGCGGAGAAGAACAAGTGGTATGGCCGGGACAATGTCATGACCCATGCCGCCTGGGGTATCCACCGCCAGTTGATCCAAGCTGAGGGATTTGACCCCAGCTCGGATGAGTACTATGATGAGCTTGACAAACGTGTTCGAGACGCTTTTCCCCAGAAGTTTGGGGACAATGGGTCTACCACGCAGAGCAGGAGCCGTAACGTGCAAACGGTTGCACCTGCCTATCGATCCTCCGGGATCAACAACAGCGCACGCCGCACTGTCAGACTGACTCCAAGTCAGGTGGCAATTGCTAAAAAACTAGGCGTTCCTCTTGAGGAATACGCCAAGTACGTGAAGGAGTAACACATGTCGGACGTCAAATTGCCTTCTCTAAACCGCGCTTCTCGCGAGACCGAATCTCGTGTGAAGACCGCGCGACGCCGTCCGTGGGCACCTCCTTCCCGGCTTGATGCGCCACCAGCTCCTATGGGATACAGACATCGTTGGCTTCGGGCTTCGGCAGGCGGGGTAGAAGACCGCTCGAACATTGCAGGTCGTCTCCGTGAGGGGTACGAACTGGTTCGGGCGGATGAGTACCCCGACTACCCAGCATCAACGATGGACGAAGGAAAACACGCGGGTGTAATCAGCGTGGGAGGCCTACTGTTAGCACGTATCCCGGAAGAGACGGTTGAAGAGCGCAATGCGCATTACACCAAGAGAGCGAACGATCAAATGCAGGCCGCGGACAACGAGCTCTTGAAAAGCAACGCTCATTCAAGCATGCTCATTGAGCGACCAGCCCGCAGGTCTCGCGTTTCATTTGGCGGCCTTAAAAAGGCTAGTGAATAACTTTTTTCTGAGGATAATCAAATGGCAAATGTAGACAAAGCCTTTGGTTTTCGTCCTCTCGGCAATCTGTCTGCGACTGGTTCCCAGAAGCAGTACGGTTACGAGATTGATGACAACCAGAGTGGCGCGATCTTCCAGGGCGACCTGGTAACGATCGTCGGTGGCTCTGTCGTTAAGTTCCTTCCGGGCACGCACGCTGCGGCGCTTGGGGTGCTTAACGGCTGCTTTTATATCGACCCAACGTCGGGCAAGCCCACCTTCAAGAACTTCTATCCCGGTAGCGTCAACATCACCGAAGGCAAGATTGTTGCTGATGTGATCGACGATCCGAGCCAGTTGTTCATCGTCCAAGCGGATGAGGACATCGTTCAGGCCGATATCGGCAAGAACGCCGATGTCGTTGGGACGGGCGGAAGCACCACCACGGGTGTTTCTACGATGGAACTGGATTCGTCCACCATCGCAGATACAGCGGCACTGAACCTGAAGATTGTTGGCCTCTGGAATGTTCCGGGCAACGCTCTTGGGGACTTTGCTGTGGTCGTTGTGAAAATCAACGAGCACCTGTATGGCAGCGCCGGCGTCAAAGCCGTAACCTGATTCATAGGGACATAAAGATATGGCAATTTCACGTGCACAACTTGTTAAGGAGCTTGAGCCGGGCTTGAACGCCCTGTTCGGCCTCGAGTACAAGAACTACGAAAACGAGCATGCCGAGATTTACTCGGTCGAGAGCTCGGATCGTGCGTTCGAGGAAGAGGTAATGGAGTCCGGCTTTGCCGAGGCTCCGGTGAAGAACGAAGGCTCTGGCGTCGCGTACGACCAGGCGCAAGAAGTCTACACTGCTCGCTACACCCACGAAACGATCGCTCTGGCGTTTTCGCTCACCGAGGAAGCTGTTGAGGACAACCTCTACGACCGACTTGCTGGGCGTTACACCAAGGCGCTGGCTCGTTCAATGGCTCAGACCAAGCAGATCAAGGCCGCGGCTGTGTTGAACAACGCATTCACGACTGCGACTGGTGGTGACGGCAAGCCGCTTTGCGCGACGGATCACCCGACCCTGTCGGGCCCGGATCTCGCTAACGAGCTGGCCGTTGCGGCGGACCTGAGCGAAACTTCCCTTGAGCAGGCTCTGATCGACATCGCCAAGTTCACCGATGAGCGTGGCCTGAAGATCGCTGTTCAGGGCTTGAAGCTCATCATCCCGAAGGAACTCATGTTTACGGCTGATCGTATCCTCAAGTCGACCCTCCGTGTCGGCACTGCGGATAACGACATTAACGCCGTGAAGAACATGGGCATGGTGCCGCAGGGCTACACCGTGAACCACTTCCTGACCGACCCGGACGCTTGGTTTATTAAGACCGACGCCCCGAACGGCATGAAGATGTTCCAGCGTGTGGCTATCAAGACTGGTTTCGAGGGTGACTTCGATACCGGCAACGTGCGGTATAAGGCTCGCGAACGATACAGCTTTGGATTTTCGGATCCGAGAGGCTTGTTCGGTTGCCCGGGCGCTGCCTAACAGCGGCAAAAAGAGGGGGGTCGAAAGACCCCCTTTTTTTATTGGATTTGCTGGCTTATAGTTAACTGATTCCGGGGTAATTCGGGTACGTCTGACAGACCCGGCTGACGACATGCAGACAGCCGTACCTAACTCGCATGTGAGGACAATTTAATGGCGACTACTACTTTTTCTGGGCCGGTCGTTTCTAATGCTGGATTCAGCTCTGACGACACCTTAAATTCCGCTGATTTATCAACGGGATCCTACAATCTTACCGACTTTACCGTTCGTCCCGCGTCTACTTGGACGGGCACCGTTGCCGCTTTGGTGGGTGCAGTAAAC